GCATAGTATCCGGCGTCTGTGTCCGCGCCGCACCAGATGCCGTCCGGCATCGTGAAGTTCGGTATCTTCGGGACTCGGAACTGGCCGGGGACGTAGTGGAAGCTCATGTCTCGCTGCCTCCCGTCGACGACATCATCGCCCGGTGCCCTATGATCCAAGTCCCGGCCGGAATGTCGGCGTCGAGGGCGACGTCCGGCAGGAAGAGGAGCGCGGACTCGGTCGATCCCTCGTCGCTTCTGCCGTTGGGGTAGACGGTCACGCGGTATCCGGCGGTGGCCGTGCCGCTCTGCACCTTGCACATGAGCGCCTTGTCGTCCGCCTGTCCCGCGCCGGCTCCGCCGAGCTGGAGGACGCACCATTGTTCGCCGCTTCCTCCAGCCTTCCAGAGGATGCGCGCCGTCCCCGTGGCCGACGACTCCAGCGCGCCCGTGGACGAGTCGGCCTTCGGAACCGCGTAGTCCTCGTCGGACGCATTGATGACAACCTTCGCCGGAGTGACGCCGAGAACCATCGCCCGCCCGATCGCACCGGCCTCTATCGGCTCCAGGAGGACGGCGTAGGGCTTTCCCTCGCGGTCGGCTGTCATCTTCAGCCCCTCGAACACCGGCGGACATGACGTGAACTCGTCCTCGTTCGTCTCCGCCGTCACGCACACGCCCGTGATGACAAGCGCGGAAAAGCGGCTGTAGAGTGTGGATTCACCGTTCTTCAGCCGGACAATCCCCACGTCCAGCCCCGCCGACACGCCGTTTGCGGAGCGGTTCTGCCTCGCCTCCTTGACGAAGTTGGCGGCGTCCACAAAGGCGTTCCATGTAGCCGCCTTTATCGAGACCTGCTCTCCAGTCCGTACCTTCTCCATCGTGTGCTTCCTTTCCTCTCCCGTGTCAGGATTTGACGGCGGGCCGTCAGTTTCCGAGTCCAAGGTTTCCGAAGTCGCCCTCCGGGTACACCTGCTCGACGTATGCGGCGACCGGCTTCTTCACGACGTTCTTCCCGCCCTCGGCCACCTTGTCGGCGTATCGCACCCAGAGGTAGTCCCATCCGTACTTGCGGCTCACCTGGATGTCCCCGACCTTGAAGCCGGACTTGTTCGGCGAGACAGCGAAGCGGAACGTTATCTCCCACGGCGCGGAGGCCTTCTTCGACCGCTTCGTGCCGCTCGCTCCGAGGAAGAGAACCTCACCGGCGGAGAAGCCTCGGAACGAGGAGCGGTTCACCGTCCCCGTCAGCGCGGCGATTGTCTTCTTGTACGATGTCGAGACCCGCGATCCGGCCATGACGTGCGTCTCGGTGAAGTTTAGGACGGGCATCGTCACGTCCACGCCGTTCACGTTCCCCTCGTTGTCCACCTCGATGGCCCCGCCGAAGTCGGGCGCGCTGTTCGGGTACCTGCCGTCCGTCTTGATCGACTGGTTGAGGTGCATCGTGCCGCCGCCCGTGTCGAACGCGAACGTCGTCTGGTCCTCGTCTCCCGTGTCCGTCTCCGGCGACTCGCCGCCGTCGTCCGCCTCGTACACGGCCTTGACCTTCCACGTGTCGCCGTTGATGCGCTCGACGACCTCGATGGATTCGAGCGTCATGCCGCCCACCGTCTTGACCTTCGGCCTCGCGGCGGCAAGGGCGGCGGACTCGTCGGCCACCCCGAAGACGAGATAGGGTATCTCCACCTCGGTCACGTCGCCCTTTGCGTTGATGGTCTCGTCGCGCTCTCCGTATGCCTCTTCCACCCTCACAGTTGCCATAGTGCCTTTTCCTTTCCCCGCGCCATGAATGGCGCGGCACAGAACCTACTGGAACGTCAGCGTCCCTCCGCTGCCGGCCCCGTCCTTGAGAAGCTCGGCTGTCTTCTTCGTGTGCTTCACGATTTCCTGCGTCGCCGTGAGCATTCTCTGCTCCATCTGCGACCCGCGAAGGCTCTGCGCGGCGCGGGCGTAGAACGCACCCTGCGGCTTCGCAATGTCAGTCTTCTTCGCTGTCGCCTCCTGCGCAGAGCGGAGCTTCGCCGCATACTTGTCCACAAGCCCCTCGGCGAGCGAGTAGGCGCCCTGCGCCTTGCGGATGCGTTTCTCCTCGTCGTCGGACACGTCGCCGTCCTCCTGCGCCTCCGCGAGTGCCTTGCGGAACTCCTCCTTTGCTGCTGCGGCTGCGACCTTCGACTGGACGATGAGGTCGTTCAGCATCTTCATCCCGTTGGCCGCGTCATCCTTCAACGCAGACTCGACCTTGCGGTCTGTCTCGCCCTCGCTCCGCCGCCGCTCGATATCCTCCGCAGTCTGGTCGAATCCCTCCTGCAGGTCAGCTATCTCCTTGTCGAACTTGCGCTTCGCCTTGGCCTCGGCAGTCTTGATGCGCCGCTCCGCAGTCGCGTCCGCTTCCGCAAGACGGCCTTCGAGGTCGGCTATCTTCTCCAAGTCCTTGTCCTTCTTCGACTTCTCGTAGGAGAGCATCGTCTGGATGAGCGCCTTGTACTCGTCACGCAGCTCCCTTATGTCGGATATCTCGTTCTCCAGCTCCGAGCGCGTCTCGCGGACGAGCTTCTTCTCGATTTCGGCGGCTTTTTTCGAGGCGGAGTCGGCCTCGTCCATCGAGGCGTGCTTCTCCTCACGACCCTGGTTCACTTTCTCCTCGATCTTCTCGTGTTCCGTCTTGCCGCCGGTGAGCGCGTCCTTGTCTCCGTCCCTGATCGCGGCGAGGCGTTCACGCGCCTCGGCGATCTTCTTCATCGTCTCGGATATCTTCTCGCCGTTCTTCTCGATCTCCTCCGAGGACTTGTTCATTCTGAAGGTGATTGTGTGCCACGTGTTCACCCAGAAGCCGCAGAGAGACTTGTTCTCCTCGTCGAGTTCAGCGATGTTCTTGCGCATCTCGGCTATCTCGGCCTCTATCTGGTGGATCGCCTGTGCCTTCATCGCCTCGTTGAACCGCTCCTGCGCATTGGCGGCGAGTGAAATCGAGTTAGTTGTGCGGTCTATGGCGACTCCGAGATTGCCGTACCGTCCCTGGAGCTGCCCAGAGAGCTTTTCCGCCTCCGACATCTCGGCGTTCGAGAGCTTCTCCTTCTCCGCGAGCTGCGCAAGACGCTCCATCCGGAGCTGGTCCGTCGCCCGGAGCTGGTCTCCCTTGTCGCGGAGCTTCGTCATCTCGTCCGAGAGCTGCGCCGTGTGCTTCGTGGCGCTTGCCATGTACGCGCAGAGTCCGCCGAGGGCGGCTACTATGGCGACCAGTATCCACGTTATCGGGATGGCGCAGAACGCCGTGGCAGCGGCGGAGGCCGCGAGGTAGCCCGCCGCGACAACCTTTGTCGTTGCGGCGAGGGCGACGTTCGCCGTAGCCGCCACTCCCGCCGTCAGGGCGGCCTTCGCGTGGGACAGGGTCAACGCTCGGCCAACGGCGACGAACGCGGCGTGGGCCGCTGTAGCGGCCTTTACTGCGATTCCGGCGACGCTCTGGGCGGCGGCGTGGGCTTTTGTGGATACGGTGGCGGCTATGGTCGCGCCGTTCAGCCCCCGCAGGGCGGCTGTCATCGCCGTGAAGCGGCTCGCTATCGCGGACTTCGCGGCGGCTGCGGCCTCGGCGTTCGACATGAGGACGAGCGACGCCGCTATCTGCTTCGCCCGGCTGTCTATCGGTAGGTTCAGGGCGGCGAGGAGCTTGGAAGTCCCCACCATCGCGGGGATCGCGGCGTTCCTGTAGTCGGCGAAAGCCCGCGCCATGAGCGAAAAGGCCCCCTGGACCATCACTCCCTTCGAGACGAGCGCCGCCTGGACTCCGGCGAATGCCGAGAACACTCCCGACAAGGCGCCGATTCCTCCCGAAAGCACACGGCTGACCGTGCCTATCGTGAGGAGAGCCGCTCCCAGCGCGGCTATCGAGCCGACGGTCACGGCGACGGACGCGACAAGTCCCTTGTTCGCCTCGATCCACTTTGTGAACGAGTTGACGACTGCTGTTATCCGCTCGACCATCGGCTTGATTGTCGAGTTGAGAGCCTCGCCCGTGGCGTTCATCGCGCCCTCGACCGCCGACTGGAATAGCCGGAACGAGCCGCCTATCCCGGCGTCCATCGCTCGCGCCGTGGCGTCCGCCTGCCCGGACACGTCCTTCAGCTTCGCGAGAAACTCGTCGAGTTCGCCGATGTCCTTCGTGAGCGACATCCCCGACATCATGCCGCGCACGTCGAACACATCCTTCATGAACGCGAGCCTATCCGCCGTCGGCATCTTCGATGTAGCGAGGGCTATGTCGCGCATGACCTCGGCCATCTTGCGCAGGTTGCCGTTCGCGTCCGTCGCCTCGACGCCGACCTCGCGCAGCGTCTTCTGCACCTTCACGTCGGCGAACTGAACGTAAGCCTTGCGGAGCGCGGTGCCGGCGAGAGACCCCTTGACGCCCATGTTCGCCATGACGCCGAGCGACGCGCACAGCTCGGCGATGTTCTCGCCTGCGGCTGCGGCCTGCGGCCCGGCCATCTTGAGCCCCTCGAAGAGGTCTGTCAGCGTCTGCGCGGAGCCGTTCGCTGTCGCCGTGAGGATGTCCGCTACCTGCGTCATCCTGGACGCCTCAAGGCCGAAGATGCGCATCGAGTTCGCCGCGATGTCGGCAGACTCCGAAAGCTCCGTCCCCGTTGCCCTCGACAAGTCCAGAACAGACGAGATCGAGGCTTCAATCTCAGTCCGGTCGAATCCCATCCGACCAAGCGCGATCATCGCGTCAGCCACCTGCTGCGCGGTGAAGGACGTCTCCCGCCCCAGCCTCTGCGCCGTTTTCGTTAGGCTCTCGAACGCCTCGCCCGTAGAGTTCGTGACGGCCTGGACGAGCCGCATCTTGTCATCGAACCCTGCGAACGACCGCTCTGCGAGGGCGAACGGAAGCGACAGCGCGCCGCCGAACGCGAGCATCTCGCGCCCGACGGCAGTGCAAGACCTGCCGAAGCTCTTCAGCTGCGCCTGCGCCTCGCCGAGGTTCCTGCGGAGCTTGGACGTCTCCGCAGTCACCTCGACGAACGCGCGTCCTGCCTTTATGTTCGATGTCGCCGACATGACCGTTTCACTTTGTGTTCCTGCAGAACGCCGCCTTGAGAGCCTCCTTCATCTCCTCGCCGCGAAGGACTATCTTCGGCGGCTTTGGGGAGAACGGGTTGAAGTCGGACGGTCGGAAAGGCTGTCCTTTCTTCGGGTCGCGCTGGAGGTTCGCGGAAAGCGCCATCATCGACGACGCGATTCCCCACTCGAACCTCCCCCGCCCCTCGGCCATCCATGCGAGTTCCCTCAATGTTCGCGGGCCGGGGTCGACTCCGCAGATCCCCGCGAGGCGGAAGCAGACTGCAATTCCTTCTTCAGCCTCTCCTCCAGCTCCGGGCTTTCGAGAGCCTCCTTGAGCGTCCGGGCCGTCTCGTCCGACCATCTCCTCGCGAGGCCGACCGCCTTCTTGAGGAAGAGCCGCCTCGCTCCGGGGAAAAAATCGACGAGTTCGTCGAGGAACGCCCGCGTCGCCTCTTCGATGGCGTCCCCCGCGAGGGAGCACCCGAAGTCCTCGTCGGTCGCTCCGGCGGACTTCGCCTGCCCCTCGCAGAGAACCCAGAGGATGTCGACGAGCAGCACCGGGTCGTTCGCGATCCTGTCTATGAGGTCGACCTTGACGCTTCCGTCGGCGCTTGTGCCGATGACGTTCACGAGGTCGATTCCGAGGGTATCGCGGAGACGCTTCATCTGCCAGACGTTGAGGGCGATCTCCCACGTCCGTCCCTTGTTGTCTTTGAACGTTCTCATGCTTCATCGCTCCTTTCCCGCGCCGTCACGACCCGCCGCCGTCCTTCCACGTCGGTGCGCGGCTGACGAGCGTCGGCTTGCAGGTGACCGAGACGGTCAAGGCCTCCTCCAGCGGCTCCGAACGCGAGAACGACGTGACCACGAAGTCGGCGTCGAGACCGTTCCCGTCGCCGTCCGACGCGAACAGCGCGATTGCCGTGTTGTTGAAGTAGGCGTTCTTGATCGCCTTGAACCCGTTGTCAGACGTGTCCCAGACCATCTCGAACTCAAGCGACGCGTCCTTCAAGGTCGCCGCCGTGATGCGCCAGCCCTCGGCGGCGCGAGTCGTGATGTCCGCCTCGCCTGTCTCCAGGTTCAGCGTCACGTCCTTGCAGTTCTTCATCTCGGAGCTGGCGGTCGATCCCGCCGCCCCGTGGAAGAGCTTTGCATCCAATCCGAGCTTGTATGCCATGTTGTTTTTCTCCTTGTGTGTTCGTGTTTCGGCTTGTCGCCGTAAAATCCTACTTGACCGCTCCGTCCCACATCCTTGCGAGGCGAGGGGCGGACTCCTTGAGCGACGGCCCCATGAGCGGTCTCCTGGGGTATCGCTCCCTCTTGTACCTTCCGCCGAACTCGTGCGCGGCGAGGGACGTTCCGACCTGCTTGAATCCCGGCCCGACGAGGGTGGACTTGTCCCCGTCCGCGCCGAAGAGAATGCCGCGCTTCAGCGCGCCTTTGCGCGTGTGCGGCGGCTGTCCGGGAGTCGATGGCTTCGGCGACGTCGAGACCTTGCGCTGCGCCACCTTGCGCACATACGCGCCGGCGCGCCGGAGGAATTCCCTCGACGCACGGGCGACGCGGGCGACGAGCCCGTCTCCGTCGAAGTCAATGTCGCACTTCATGCGGATTGACCTCCTTGAAGCCGAGTTCGATGACCCCGGTGAACTGGCGCTTCTCCCTCATGTGGTCGGGCGAATAGAGGGGGTTGTGGTTCACCTCCACGCACTTCGCACCGCAAACGGTCGTGTGCAGGAATCCCAGCGCAAGTGTCTGCGCGTAGTTGACGAGGTCGACGAGTTCGTCCTCCGTGGCCTTGCGGATGATCCCGACCTGCACGGTGAGAATGTCCTCGCGGAACCCGCGCGCAAGCATCCTGTGCTTTATCCCGACGGGCACCACGACGATGCGCGTCTTCTCCTTTACGTCCTTGAGCGTGAACTCCGGCGCGAGTTCCACGTCGGCTATGCCGTCGCCGAGCGAATCGGCGACGCCCTGCGCGAGCTGGATGATGTCCGTCATCAGCGCATTCCTTTCACGATCTCGAAGACGAGGGTGCCCACGGCGGACAGGAGCGCGATGATCGCCGCGCCCATGGCGGCGTGCAGAGTCTTCTGCAACCCGGAGGCTGTCGCGCAGGGCGGCGTGTGGTGCGCCGTGTCCGCAAAGTGCATCTTCACCATGCCTTTCAGCTCGGCGATGTCCATCCGCGCCCGAGTGACGCTTTCCCACAGCTCCGGGAACCCAGGCGGCATCCCCGGATTGTGCTGTTCGCTCCTCTCCTGGCTCATGTCTCTCCTCCCGTGTGCTTGGTGTGGATGCGGTAGGCCGAGCGGTACGGATCGCTCCATCTCCAGCACGGCTCGCCGGACGGCGAGAGGACTTCATACGTCTCGCCCCGGAACACGATCTCGTCGCCGGCTTCCGGCGGCGCGTCCATGTCCTTGGCGGCGACTATGAAGTCCCTCGTCTCGGTTCTCACCCATGCACCGGCGTCGTTCGTTGAGCGGAACACGGTGCGCCCCGGCACGGCGACTACGGTCTTCTCGCGTCCGCCGGGCCGCGAGTACGCGACCTCGACGCCGAGATGAACCGCCTGCGCCTCGCGGAGCGCACCTATCCCGCTCTCGATCATGCCCATTACAGCCCCTGACAGAGACGGACGAGCAAGGTCGGGTCGCTCGCGCCGGCGAGGGCGACGGCGTGGCCGATCTTGGCGGAACCGGACGCACCTGCCGCGACGGCCTGCTTGTCAGCGGCGTTCCAGCCGACCTCCGTTCCAACGGCGAATGCAACGCCGGACGACTTGGCGACCTCGTACACGCCCGTGAGGGCGAGGGCTCCGAGTTCGCCAGCCTTGATGTCGAGCTTCGCGACCCCGACGAGCTTGCCCGCGAGGATCACGACGTCTCCTGCGGCGACGTCATCAATCGGAGTGTAGTCGATTGCGTCGCCGCGCTGCACGTATCTTGCGTTCATGATGATTCTCCTTTGTGTGTGGTTGAGCGGCCTCGGCGCCCCGGACGGGGAAAGAAACAGTGAAAGAAACCCGTCCGGGCGCGCGTCGGCCAAGATTGTTTACGAAGCCGCGCCGTTGGACTTCACCATGCCGCGGTGATCCTGTTCGCGGATGCCCACGTCGAAGTACACGCGGAACCAGATGCCGAGGACGTTGAAGTCCAGGTCGCCGCGCTCCACGATCGGCGTGCGCTTGCCCTTGAGATAGCCGATCTCGAAGGTGTCCACCGTGCCGGGCTTCCCGAAGAGGTACCAGGCGGAGTCGGACGCGCCCGCGTACTTCGTGTTCGAGAGGTAGGGCGAGGACACGACTGCAAGCCCTTCGTCCGCGAGGACGTTTATCGCCGGGCGGACAGTGTTATCCGCTCCGCCGGACATGATGAGTGCGCGGCCCTGCGTCAGCTCCTGCGCGAGGAAGCGCAGCGCGGTCGGGACGAGCAGGATGCTCGGCTCGACCGAGATGGGCTGTCCGTCGGCGTCCGTCTGGTTGAGGAAGGTCTGGATGGCCTTCTTGAGGGAGTCGGCGGAGAGCGCGGAGTTCGCCCCCGTGAGCAGATTCTTGTGATTGGACGAGAAGAGCGGCTTTCCGTCCGCCATCGTCGGGTTGGCGAGCAGGCGGGTGAAGAAGAGCTGGTCCACAAGGCGGGCGGCGCGGTTGCCCATCGCCGTCGGCACTTTGAGAAACGCGCCAAGGTCGTCGTTGATGATCATCTTGCGCGTGAGGCAGAACTTCTTGGCGTAGGTGTCGAGCTGGTTGACGGCCTTCTCCTCGGAGACGCCGCCGTCCTTGATCTCGCCGTCCGCGCCGACGGGCTTAAGGTCGCCGATGTCGGTGAGGCGGAAGCGCTCGTTCTCCTTGAAGTCGGAGAGGTCTGCGGAGGTACAGAGCTTCGTCGCGATGACGGGCTGCGCCCTGTACGCCTGCAGGAGCTTCTTCTGCGCGACGTTGGAGAGGATGCCGGGGAGCGAGACCGTCGAAAACGCGGCCTTGATCGCGGCGTTGTCGAAGGTGCGCGGCACGTCCATCCCCTCAAGCCTCATGCACTCGGCGAGGATTCCCGCGAGCGGGATGTCGGCGTCCTTCATCGCGGCCTCGACCGTCTCCTCGCCCATGTCCTTCGCGAGCGAGTCGCCGTCGATGCCGGCGCGGAGCGAGAGCGCGGCCTCCAGCGTCTTCGCGGTCATGCCGGACTTCCTCGCGGAGATTCCGGGCGCGGAGGTGGTGGGCTGCTTCTCGCGGTACGCCTTGAGGACGGCCTCGGTCGTCTGGTGGCGGTCCCATCCCTCGGAGATGGCCTTCGCCTCGATCTCCGGGAACTCGCCGCCGCAGACTGACTTGACCATCGAAACGCGGTCGCGCTCGGCCTTGACCGCTTCTGCGGCGATGGCCTTTGCGTCGGGCGTCGGCTCGGCGGGCTGTTCGGGTGTGGCGGCGGCGACCACGGCCTTGGGCGTGGGCGCCGGCGTTTCGGGCGTCGCAGGGGTGTCTGCCGACGCGGTAGCTGCTGCGGGAGTCCCCGCAGGCTTCGCGGCCTCGGCCTTCGGCGGGGTCGCTTCCTTCTTGTCAGGCTCCATGATGGAGTTTCCTTTCAGTTCGAGTTTTGCCGTGACTGTCATTCGCGTCGAGCGGTCAGCGCCCACGGCGACTACGCTGACCTCCCGCAAAGTTGACTTGGTGACGTGGTAGAACGGGGCGGAATGCTCCACGCCGTTCACCTTGCGTCTGCCTTCCTGCACAAGCTCGGCGGCTTCGACCTCGGCTCCGATCGAGAGCTGCCAGTCCGCCCCGGCCTTTCCCTGCGCGACTATCGCCTCGGCGAGTTCGCCTCCGGCCACGATGTCGCCCGCGATTGCGAGGTGCCCGTTCTCGGCCTTGGCGTTCACGACGCCCACGCGCCCCAGCGTGTGGTTCTCGTGGTTGGCGAGAAGCGGCACGGAGTCGGGGACCGTCATGCCCGACAGATCCACCACGACCGGCTTCGACCAGCCGAAGAGACGCATCTTACCGCCCCCGTATGCGAGGCCGGACACCTTGTGCTTGCCTCCGCCGTCCTGCGCGGCGGTGATTTCGAGATATTCACTCGTCTTTTCCATCGTTTTCTCCTTCGTTGTTTCCGGAATCCATGTCTTCGGCATCGTTCGAGATGCCAAGCTCCTCCATGAGCTTGCGCTCCTTGGCTATCTGGCGAAGCTCCGTCTCCCAGTCCTTGCCCTGTTTCGCGTACTCAGCCGCAAGTGTCGTGGTGCGCGACTGGAGCCGGAGCTGCTGGGCGTTCGCCTCCTTCGCGGGGTCGACGTGTTCCTGCCCGTCCCAGAACCACACGTGGCGGCAGTCGCAGAGGTCGATGTCGGAGGAGGTGGCGAGAATCCACTCGCGCATCCACTTGTCGAACACGGGGTCGAGAATCTCCGCCTCCATGAACGAGCGGTCGACCTTGAGGGACTTGTAGTAGGTCTGGTGGTCGAGGCGTCCGCTGGCGTAGTTGTAGCCGGACGAGTTCCCCGCCGCGATGTTGTAGGGCATCGATAGGCAGCGCGCGATCTCGTTCAGGATCTCGTGCTTGAACTCGCCGTAGGTTGTCACGGGCTGCTTGGGATCGACCTGCGACATCTTCCAGCCGCCGGGCATGGTGAGGAGCATGTTCCTCTCCAGCTGGATCGTGTCCATCGCCTCCACGCTGTCCGCCTCGCCATTCGCCGGGGCGTCCGTGTAGAGAATGCCCGCGAAGTCCGCCGCTGCTTCGGCTGCGGAGACGACGGCGAGCGTGAACCTGCGCAAGTGTGCGAAGAGCGGCAATGCCGCCGTGATCTCTGGGATGCCGCGATGTTGTTCCGGGCGATCCTGGCGGAAGATGTGCAGCATGTTCTCCGCGTTGACGGTTATGGAGTCGGTTCCGAACGAGGCCGTCCCGCCGGGATGCGCCTTGAGGACGTTGTACGAGACGGGGTTGCCGAAGGAGTCGAACGTGATGCCGTCAACCGTGCGTCCATCGGCGTTCATGTCGTCGTCCGTAACCCGGTCGGCTTCGATGAGCTGGATGTCGAGCGTCACGTTCGTTGAAAGGGCCGGATTGCGGGCGAGGAGCGCGAACGCCTCCCCGTCCTGGCACCGCGCCATGCGGATCGTGCGCAGCTTCGCGGCGAGGCGGACGCGCTTCGACCAGACGGCGAAGTCGTGCTCGACGAGCCGGTTCGTCTCCTCGTCGTCGAGGAGCATCTGGAGCCGGGGGCCGGTGCCGACCGTGTCGTCGGCGAGCGTCTTGACGATGCCGCGCGCGTAGGAGTTGTTCTGCACCTCGTAGCGGGAACGCGTCCGAAGAATCTTGCGGACGTTCGAGTCGGCCTCGGCGTCTGCGGAGAGGAACTCCGCCGCGCCCCAGTGCTTCGCGTTGTCCTTCGTCGTCTGCGCGGCGTCGAAGCGCGCGCGCATCCACACGGGCAGCGCGCGGCGGACGGCCTTGGCGAGCGGCTTTCTCTTGAGGAAGTTCAGCATTCCACGACCTCCCTGCCGTCCGCGATGGCCTTTTCGAGGGCGTCGATCCTCTGCCCGACCCACATCATGACGTTCACGCACATCGAGTTGCCGAGGGCCTTGTAGCGCGGGCCGTCTGGACATTCCGACTCCGGCTTGCCTTTCCACGGAATCCGCGTGTAGCCGTCCGGCATGCCCATCAGCCTTTCGCACTCGACGGGCATCAGCTTGCGGACGACGCTGCGGACGCCGCTCGTGGCGACCGCCGGCATCACGTCGGCACGGATCGTCGGAAACACGTTCTCTCCCTTGGTGTCCGTTCCGCCCGCGTCGTTCTTGATGAAGCCGAGCGCGGTCTCGCCCTCGACTATCGCCATGCCGCCCTGGTTCTTCGAGGGCGAGGGGTCGAGCGTGTCGAGCGTCCGCGAGACGTCGATCTTGTGTATGCCCGACTTCGGGTTTGGCGAGTTCATCGCGTGGGATGCCATCGAGTCGAAGGCGTACACCTCCTGGATGAGCTTCCCGACGTCCTGCCGGTTCATCTTCGCGGGGTAGTTCGCGTCCAGCGTCGGGCAGACGTCGTCGCAGATGGCCTTGCCGCCCTTGTAGTCGGTCGAGAGAAGGGTCGGGGAGACGCCGTCGCCCGCGTCTATCTGCCTCATGTCGATGACGCACTGGAGCTGCTGCTTGTCGGGCATGAACTGGTGGTCGCTCGAAGCGGTGATGGTCGCCGACTGCTGGCTTCCGTCCCACCAGCACGGGAACTGGAAGAGTGTCTGGTCGTTGCCGGTCTGGAGCGTGAGGCTCAGTTCCTCGCTGACGAGGGCTCCTTTGCCTCCTCCGGGCTTTCCCGCCCGCATCCTGACCGTATGAGCGCGAGGAGCGCGTCCTTGAGTATCCTCGGCAGATCCTTGCCCCGCTTCGCGGCGCGGCGCATCAGTCCCGCCGCACATTTCACCGTCAAATAGAACCTTCGCGGGATATTCCCACGAACCAAGATGTCCGACAAGGATGACACGGCGCCTTCGCTGCGGGACCGCCCCCGGAAATTCGGGAACTCTGGTATACTGAGCGTCAAGCACTCGCCACGCCACTCCGTAGCATCCAGGAGCGGGGGTGACGATTCCGGCGCGCTGCCAGCCTCCGTCGGGGATCGGGACTTCCCATCCGGCGAGCAGCGATAGGAATCCGGCAAAATCGCGTCCTTTTCCGCTTGTGAGGACGCCGGGGACGTTTTCCCACACGACCAGCCGCGCGCGAGAGCGGAAAGCCAGCTTCGCAAACTCAAGGCAGAGGTTGCCGCGCGGGTCGGCGAGCCCCTTGCGGAGCCCCGCGATGCTGAACGCCTGGCAGGGGGTTCCGCCGACAAGAAGGTCAATTGCTCCATCATAGTCAGTCTCCCGTATCTTCGTGAAGTCGCCGAGGTTCGGAACCGAGCCGCCGTCCGGGAGGGCGTCTATCGACCGCTCCCACGACTCGCGCATCTTCCGATCCTTAGGCGACGACGCCTCGTCCGGGTCGAGCGGACGGAGCGGCTTCGTCGCGGCCCAGCGGCGCATGAGGACGGCTGACGGGAACGGCTCGACCTCCCCGAAGAAGAGGGGCTTCCATCCGAGGCCGTGCCACGCGAGGCTCGCCGCCTCGATGCCGGAACATACGCTGCCGTACTTCACAGTATCGCGCCTCCCGAAGCCATCTTGGTGATGCGGACGGGGAAGCGACCGCGCTCCGTCGCCTTCTTGGAGGCGAGGAACTGCGCGGCCTTGACGAGGTCGCCCACGGACTGGTTCTCGACCCGCTGTCCGTCGACCTCGACGACCTTCGGCTGCGTCAGCAGCCGCTCGGTTGCTTCGTCTATCTGCTTCTCAGTCA